TTTAGAACTTCGAGTATTCTCTGCATTAAACGCATCTAAATCTTCGATGGGTCGTGGCGGTGGTCAGTCTTCTGCTGATAACACTGAAGCATTAATGCATGATGAAGTAAGAGCATTCCAAAATGTGATTACTAATTTTATCGAAAAATATCTATTTACAGAATTATTATTAGAAGGTGGATTTAATCCTTTATTAAATAAAGATGATTATGTCGCATTCGAATTTAACGAAGTATCAATCGATACTAAAATTAAAATCGAATCTAATACAATTCAAAAATACCAAGGGAATGTTATTACTCTCGAAGAAGCTCGTCGTGAACTTGGCTTTAGTAACGAAGTATCTGAAGAAGATATGTATGCCTTTACGATTACGCAAAAAGGTAAGCTTGATCTTGTCGATGCCCAAGCTAATGCTGCTATTAAAACAGCTAAAGCTACGGCTGCATTAAATGTACAACAAGCTAAGTCATCTTCTAATGACGATGGCTTAGATAATCGTAAATTTAATGGTAAACAAGCATCGTCTGGTCCTAACGATTACTTCTCTAACGATGCTAATCCGACAAATCAAAATACAGATAAATATAGTATTAAAGCTAAAGAATCTTTAAATACTCAACAAAATCTAGACGATTATTCAAAAAACTTTAGTGAAGTTGATAAACTCTATAAAGACCTCAGTAATATACTCACAGATGGTGGCACTATTGAAGACGATAAGTTTAGAGAAGCTCTTCATGAGTATGCTTTAGACTTTGCTAAACAAGGTGTCGACCATTCTAAAGCGAACAACAAAACTAATAAAGACAAGATCACTCCGAATATCGATGTGATTGACGATTATTCGTCAAAAAAATAAGTAAGATAATGCAGGACATTCAATCTGCGGTCAAAAATAATAAAGATAAAATATACATCGATAGCATTCTAAGTAAAAATGAATATCGCCTTCGTTTTTTATGCGATTATATCTCTCGTAAAGCATATTGGTACGGTTACGTACAGCAATGTAAACAAGATGGTATAAAAGCAATCGATATTCAATTTAATGACAGTGAACATCAAAATGGCCGCATGACCCATTTTAACATTGATAGAATTACTATCGAAGATATTCCAGCTTATAGCCCGTACTGTACGTGCGGCATAAAACCAATCATGAAAGGATAAATAATGGACTTCCGTGAATATATTGGTTTTTCTCCTACAAGTGAAAACATCACGATAAAAGAGTCTGTTATTAGACCTATCGATCAACCGAGTTATTCTGATGACTCCGATAATAAACTAATTGTCGAAATCGAAGCTGTCCATGCATATCCTTATGTTACGAGAAACAGTACTCGATATGCGTATCAAGGTCTAGAAGATTCCTTATCTGAGTGGACACATCCTTATAATATTCCAATCATTATGCATCATAATGATCAAGACGGCCAAATCATCGGTCGTGCGATCGATGCAAGACTTGGTGATAGCGAACGACTCGTCGGCTCTAAAGCTTTATTTATTACGGCTGAAATCCTCGACGAAAAAGCTCAAAAAGATATCAAGTCTGGACTATTATCGACTGTAAGCATTGGTATGACTGGACACGACGTTCGTTGTTCTATTTGTGGACAAGATCTCAACGAAGGTCCGTGTGAACATGTCAGAGGAGAGAGTTATGACGGACAAACATGTTGTTGGGATTTCTTTTCAATGAGCCCAATTGAATTGTCTTATGTTATAGTTCCTTCTGATAAATATGCAAAGAATATTAAAGTATATGATGACGGGGAGTACGAACAACAAAGTAGTACTCCTTCTAATTTAAGTATTCCGCAACAAGGAGAAACCGGTACGAATATTCGTGCTAACGAATCTATGGATAAAGAAAAATTAAAAGTTCAAGAACCTGAAACTGAAGTTAAAACTGAAGTCGAAGGCAAAGAAACTGCTACAGAAGTTGAAGTTCCTGAAACTAAAACTCCTGAAGTCGAAGAAACTCCAGAGATTAAAGGTGAAGAAAAAACAGAAATCGAAGAATTAAAAGGTCAAATTGCTGAACTTATTAAATCTAACGAAGCACTTTCTGCAAAAGTTTCTAACCTTGCTGATGATTTACTAGCTTATAAATCTGAAGCTCGTAAAGAAACTGCTTCCCTTATCGAAGGTAAAGAAAAATTAGAAGAAGCTCTTAAATCTGTTCAAGAAGTTAAAGCAGGCTTCGATACATTTAAAACTGAAAGCGAAGAAAAAGTTAAGTCTGAAATTGCTTCTGTTAAAGAATCTTTCGAAGATAAAATTAAAACATTAGATTTAACTAACTCTACTGTTAACGATCCTAATGCTAAAAATAATAAATCTACTGAAGTTCAAGTAAAAGAAGCTGCTCAACAACTTAAATCTATTACTGATGTATTTAACGCTTTCTATAAATAATAGGAGATAAATTTTAAATGGCAAATTACAATCCTGGTAAAGGTGCTAATTATTTCACTGGCGGTGCTGATGGCAAAGTATTCAAAGGCATGGGCTTCAAACAGTTCAATAATGATGACCGCCGTGTAACACGTACTCAAGTACGTTTAAATACAACTAATCATGATACTTCCAATATTGCTTATTGGTTGGATGATCGTCTTCCTGTAGCATTCCGCTACAATTATGCAGAAATGTATAACCAAGTCGTAATTCCAAAAGGTCGTATCGTAGCTGTTGACCGCGATGTTAAAGCTGCTAAAGAAAACCCAGAAAAATTCTTGAACGTATTGACACTTGCTAACGGTGGTTCTCCTGTACGTTTGCGTACAGCTACTGACGTTTATGGTGCTGCTGGTATCGTATCTGGTAAAGCTTCTGGTAAACCTATGATGAATGCTGATGTTGATTGGACTCCAGTCGATGCAGCTGCTTATACTGCCGATCATTATAAACCATTTGCTAATGGCGGTGCTAAAGCAATCGCTACTGCTGCTGGTCTTGACAAAGACAAAACTTCTGGTCTTTTGACTAAAGGCGGCAAAAAACTTATGGACCATCGTAACGGTAACGTTCCTGTAGGTATTTTGATGCGTAACGAATATACTCGTGACGAAAATGCTTGGAATGGTATGACTCCTGGTGCTATTAAAACTGACGTAATGGTAGAATTGCCTCACTTCTTATTCAAAGATGAAGCAGAGCAAAACCCTTGGGGTAGTGCTTATGGTACATTCTTGCCTGGTGATTTTGTAAAATCTGACGAAAATGGTCGTATCGTAAAATCTCCATTATCTGATGAAGCTGCTTTGGCAACTATGCAAGCTCCTGAAATCGAATTCGAACGTCAACAAATTATCGGTCAAGTACATGAAGTAAATCCTAACTTGGTTCCAGAAGGTTCCACTAAATGGATGAAATGGGCTATCGAAGATCAAGAACAATTGGCTCAATATGCTGAAGATGGTTATGGTCGTACATACCGTCGTGGTGAAGATTTAGTCGACGATTCCGCTTACTTCCGTGGTATCGAAAACTATGAATTCAATTCCTTGTATTCCGATCATGACTTGAACATGACTGCTTCCAATAACAAATTGGATGTATACGATTCCCGTTTGGGCGCTCGTTATGAATACATCGGTATTCCTGGTTTAACAGATGGTCGTAACGTAGCTACTACTGCTATTAAAGACGTTAAAGTTGGCGTAATGCATCCAGCTGCTCCTACTCAAGAATATCTTGATTTTAACTATCAAATTCCAGAACGTTTCATCGAACAAGGTTCTGTACAAATTTCTATTAATAACTCTGCTTATACTCCAGTAGTAAAAGGTGCTGTTATTGCTAATGCATTTGAAATAGTATACTTCAATGAAGTTAATGGTTTGATCCGCTTGCGTGTTATCGACCGTACACAAGCTGATGCAATTATTAAAGCTGCTCCTAAAGAAGAAGCGGAAGTAAAAGTATCTTATTCCCGTCAAGGTCTTGCTGGCGTGCCTACATTCATGGATTGGGCAGGCTGTGTAGGTTCTGTTAAAGTATTGTTACAAAAATAATAGGAGCTTTAAAATATAATGAAAATCGAAATGAAAGAATTTGTTAATTCTCTTAAAGAACAACGCGCTGAAGTGACTAAAGCTGGTCAAGAAGCTGGTTGGTCCCCTGAAAAAATGCAAGAATCTTTGAGAAAATATGATATTCTCGAAGACGTTGTTGCTCGTATGAACAAACAACCTAGCAATAAATCTTTCAGCATCAAAGAAACAATTATGACAACTGACGTTGTCGATTTGGTTCCTCGTATCATCGAAACTCGTATGATCGAAGCTGAAGATACTCAATCTGTTATTTCTCCATTCTTCACAAAAATTCAATCCGATAAAACAAGCGGTACAGTAGTCGTACCTATTATCGGTGAATTGCAAGCACACGAAGTTTCCGAAGCTGGTGCTTACAATGATGAAGCAGTAGAAATCAATACTCTTCAATACAACTCCATCGAAATTCGTCCTAAGAAAATCGGTCTTAAAGTTACGTTGTCTGAAGAAGTTATCATGGATTCCTACTGGGATATCATGGAAGCTAACTTGTCCCGTATCGGCGGTGCAATGGCTCGTTACAAAGACGAATGGTGTGCTCGTGAGTTCTCTGAACATGGTCACGTAGTATTCGATAACTCTTTGGGCGCTCAAAATCCTGACGCTATGACAAGTGGTCTTGGTGAAGATTCTCTTCCTAACGGTACTCTTTCCGTTGAAGACTTTATGTCTATGTGTTTAGCATTGATGGCTAATGACAAAACTCCGACTGACGTTATTATGCATCCACTTTGCTGGTTAGTATTTGCTCGTAACGCAATGGTAGGTCAAGGTTTAACTTTCGGTGCTATGGGTGCTATGAATGTTAACCCATTTGGTACAACTCAAGGTACTCCTGGTTTTGCTGGTTTGTCAAACAACATGGGACCTCAAAAATTCATCTTGAACGAATCTCAAGCAATGTTTAACTTGCCTATGCCAGTTAACATTATCTTGAGCCCTCGTGTTAAATTTGACAAACAAAATAAAACATTTGATATGTATGCTATCGATCGTAATAACATCGGTGCTATCGTACAACGTGAAGATTTGTCTATTGAAAAATGGACTAACCCAGAAACTGACGTACGTATTATCAAAGCTAAAGAACGCTATGGCGTTGGTATCATGGATAATGGTAAAGGTATCGCAGTGGCTAAAAACATTTCCGCTATGCCTTCCTTCCCTCGTCCAACTGCAGTTCGTATCCAAGAATAATATTCTTATACATTCTGTTAATTGAATGAGTAATTAGGGGAGCTTTCGGGCTCCCCTTTTTTTAATATATAGAGGTATTTTAATGACTAAATTAAAAGAACCGATCGCTATCGTAAAATTAGGTCATGGTGAAATCGGTTATTTCGATAAAATTACTCGTCTACGTTTGACACGCAAAGCACCGTATGGTCGTATTTATGATGATATGGATCTTAAAAATATTCGCCGTTCTGTTAAAGTAGGTCGATTAATTTTAGTTAATGGTATGCTTCCGGCAGAAAATGCTAATTATTCTAAAATGGCTAAACGTTTTATTCCGTCTTCTAATTATGATATGGTTGCATCTGGTCTAATTCATCCTGAAGACATTATGGAAAAAACAGTTGCTCGTTCTAAAGAAGTCGAATTTGATTTAGAAGCAGCATTAGCAGAAGCAAAAGAAAATTTAGAAAAAGTTAACGAGGAAAAATCTAATGGCTTGCAAGAAAAAGAAGAAAAAGTGCCAGAAGTAACATCTGAAAAAACACCTAAAGCTGAAGTAGTTCCTGAAGAAACAGAGGCGAAGGACGTTGCAGAAGAGACTTTGGAAGAAGAATCTGCAGAAGAAGTGGAAGATGAAGCCGCAACTGAAGATAAACCTAAAAAAACTCGTGGTCGTAAAAAAGCTAGCAAATAAGAAGGAAGATTATGTTTAAAGAATTTGCTTTG